GCACCGGCAGCGAGAAGACCTGCTCCGATAGCTGCGGTACCGACACCGATCAACGCAAATGCTCCGGCAAGCGCCAGGATCGTCGGAACAAGAGGAGTCAACACAAGACCGGCCACACCGATCACGGTGAATGCACCGGCAATCGTCACAAGCCCCTTGGCGATGCTCTCCCAACTCATTGAGCCAAGAGCCAGCAGCACTGGAGTCAGAATAGCCAATGCGCCAGCCGCTACCAGCATGGCAGCAGAGCCAGGCAAAGTACCGTTCATCACATTCAGACCGATGGCAAGCTCTGCAAGAGCGCCGCCCATTGTGACGAGCCCCTTTGCGATCTCTTCCCAGGTCATACCGCCCATCTTTCCAAGGGCATTTGCCACGATCTCAAGTGCTGCACCGACAGCGATCAGACCAACGCCAACACTTATCGTGTTCTTCGGCATCACCTTCATAGCGATAGCCACTTCGGCCAATGCGCCGCCCATAGCGACAAGCCCCTTGGCGATCTGATTCCAGTCAAGGTTTCCGAAGTCGCCCATCGCGGAAGCAAAGATCTTCATAGCAGCGCCAATCCCGATCATCGCGAGGCCGGTGGATACCAAACCCTTTGCATCGCCAGTCAACTTGGTAAAGACCGTGATCTCCGCCAGAAGAACACCAATAGAGCCAAGCCCCTTCACAAGCTGTCCGAAATCGAGACTACCGAGATCCTTACAGGCGGATGCCAGGATTTTGATTGCCGAGGCAAGAATGACGATGCCCGCCGCTGTTGTCAAAGACTTTCCACTGAATTTTGCGGTGTTCATAAAGAGCGAGACTTCCGCCAGCAGCACGCCGACACCGGTCAGCCCTTTTGCAAGCCCATCCCATTCAAGCGTTGCAAGGTCTGTGCAGACCGATGCAAGGATCTTGATGGAAGCCGCAAAGAGAACCATCTGTGTCGCACCCTTCATCGAAGAACCGCCGCTCATGTTGAGCAGCTTCACCGCGCCGACCATTGCAGCCATCAAGGCCGTCACACCGGCAACACCTTTTGCAAGCTGTCCGCCATCCAAGTCACCGATCTTCTTCAGAGCTGATGCAAGGATCAGGATGGATGTGGACATAGCGAGCATCACTGTCGAACTCTTCACCGCACCTTTAACATCTCCACTGATTTTGGTAAAGACCGACATGGATGCCATCAGTTCAGCAAAGAGAACCGTAATAGCTCCCAGTGACGCAGATAACTTCTCACTATCAATAAGAGAAATCGCGACGATAGATGCTGCCAGAATCGCAATAGCGCTTGCTATTTTCAGCAAAGTTCCGGCTTTTAACTGCGTCTGATACGCCTCAAAGCATCCACGAACCCCATCCAGAATCCCCTTCACATTGTCAAGAAGGCCTCCGACTTCATCAAAGGGCTTCGTCAAACTATTGGTGAATTTGGTTATGGCAATCGCAATACCGCCGATAGAAATTCCGTTCAGCAGGTCGATGATTCCGCTAAAATCAGCGTTACTCACCGCGGTTACGATCTTATTGATGCCGTTTCCGACCACATCGAAAATACCCCCGCCAATTTTCTTAGCGGCAACGGATAGTGCTTGGATCAATGCGGCAAATTTCGACACATCGGTATTTCCGCCAATCTTAGAAAACGCATCGGAGATGCCATCTTTCAGACCGACAATAGCGTCTTTGACCTGACCGGCACGCTCTTTCAGCTTCTCCAGGATCGTGTGCAGGAGTTCCAGTCCGGGAACCTGAATCTTCTCTTCGGCAGTACCAAAGAGTTCTTTCATAGACTCCTTCGCTTCGTCAAGCGTCGGCAGACCGAGGTATTCACGAACAGACTCGGCAAAATTCTTGATGGCCGTAACAGCACCGCTCACAAAGTCGGATATTTTCTCAATGCCTTTTCCGAAAATATCGTTCTTCTTGATCGCTTCGTCAAGCTTGACGAGCCATTCTCCGATAGAGCCGGTCACGCCGAGAACACCGCCGCCTAAGCCGGTTACTTTCCCAAGAAGAGAACCGACCGGACCCAGAATTGCACCGATTGCCCGCTTGCAAATATCAAGAATGGCGAACAGACCCTTGAAGGTGTTCTTCAGGTTTTCGGAAGCAGTGTCACTAAGCGTCAGCTTTTCTGTGAACTTCAGCAGTCCTTCCGTCAGATTATGAAGCTGTTCCGCAGTAGTTGGCGGAAAAATATCACGAAAGGCTTCTGTGATCGGCTTGATAACTGTCCCGATTCCCTTGAGCATATTCTTGAGAGACTCGATCAGCTCGGTTCTGCCGCCAAGGTCTTTCCATCCCTGAAGTACCGAATTACGAGCATCAGACTGCGTATCAATAAATCCGCCGATCGCCTGACTAAGACCAGTCCACAATTCCTTGGCTTCATCAAAGTCACCAAAGAGGATTTCCCAGGTATTCGCCCAGCCGGAGCCCGCAGCTTCCTTTAAGGTGTCAATCAACTGTGAGAATGTCTTAACATCCTGTGCAGCAGCGAATGCCTTCTTGCCGATGTCGGTCGTTTCATCCGCATAATTACGAAGTGTGCCGACAAGAGCTTCCGTCGTCATCCACTGATCCTGCAAAGAATCGTTAAAGTTATGTGTGGCGTCGATGACATTTCCCTTGACGGTCTTATACATTCCGTCTGCGGTTTTCGTCAAAGTTCCGCACGCAACAGCCGACTCCAAAAGCTGCGTCTTGAATTCCACCGTTGCCATGTTCGCGTTTTCAATGGATTTCCAGTCGATCAACTTGACATATCCTGCGGACAGGGCCTGCGCAAAGTTATACATCGCACGGGAAGCCTCGTTTGCATTTGCACCGGATACGGCAGCCACATTCGACACGCCCTGGATAGCCATAACAGCATCTTCAAGGCCGACGCCGGCATTCGTAAACTTACCGATATTGGAGGTCATATCCTGGAAAGAGTAAATTGTCTTATCGGAGTAGGTGTTCAGCTCCTGAAGATACTTGTTGACCTCCTCCAGCGATGCGCCGGTGCTCATCATGATCGTCTGAATAGAGCCCATCTTAAGCTCGTATTCGTCAAAGCCTTGTTTGACAGGCTCCAATGTAAACGATTCAATCATCCGTTTTCCGGTATTGATGACCGAGTTGGTAATGTTTGAAAGGGCGGTCACCGCCATGACTTCGAGCGCCGAGAATTTCATCCGAACAGTCTCGACGGAATTGCTAAGGGTCGAAAGGTCGCACTTTTTAGCTGCGTCGCCAAGGCCCTTCAGACCTTTAGCCGCACCGTCCAGATCCAAACCCTCTTTGAGTTTGTCGAGCGTGGACAAACTTGTCTTCACACCCGCCTCGAATTGACGGTTGTCGAATCGCATTTCAACAACTCTCTCGTCGATCGTTGTGCTCATGTCTTCGTGACCTCCTTCCATGCGTCATTTGCGATTTGATCAAAAATAGGCCGGATAGCAGGATTGATGTAATCACGTCCCGCTACCCAGCCGCCGGTTCCAGTTCCATGCCCATACTGCAAAATGATGGCGATTGGAACTCCATTTTGAATATTTGAATTGTGAAACGAGATGCTCACAAAACCCTTCTTGTTCGTGATCTCGTAATACCACGATTGGGCCGTTTCTCCAGAGTCAACAGGCGTTGCAGACGCAAGAGCGGCCACTCCGGCTCGGCCATACTGATCGAGGTCTCCGAGATGCACCGTTTCTTTGGCTCTCTCCAAAAACCTCGTCAGCTTGGAGAAGTCGCCCTTTTGTCTGAACGTAATCATGTCTTTCTCCTTTTACAGCTTTTCGCAGTAGTCCAGCGAGATCCAGCCTGCTCCTGATTTCAGCTTGCCCCACATCGAGGCGCCGGGCCCCTTGCTCTCGCTTACGATAGTGTAAACTCCAGGAGCAATAAAGCCGTTAGACGCATTCTGCGTGCCGGGACCTTTACGGATGTTAAGGTTCTTGATCTTCACTCTGACACGGTATGGCGTGGTGCTCTTTGAGGGGGTGACGACCGGTGCAGTGCTGCCGGAAACGCCGAGACGCTTGTTGACCTCAGCGGCGATCTGACCATGAAGGTTGTAGAGATAGTCACCAGGGCAGGCCTTAGGCGCAAACCAGCGGTGAACCGTCATGTTCTGCTGCTCCACCTTTCCGATGAGGGACTTGTCTGCTTTCCATCTCAGTGACTTGATCCCGTTTCGCTTGCAAATATCGGCAAGCAAGGTAATCAAAGCCTGATAGGCTGCATCCGTTACCTTGTAAGGGTGGGTGGTGTCGCTTGCCACTTCAATGGTAATGGCACGGTTGTCATTGCTTGCAGAGGAAGAGCACCAGGAACGGTCTTTCTCCTCAACGGACAGGCCGATTGAGCCGTCTTTTCCGACCACATAGTTGGCAGAACACTTACGGTTCGTGGTAGCGAAATAATCGCATCCCTGCTTCGCAGTCCACTGTCCAACGATGCAATGGATCGTAACCGTGTCGATAGCGTGGTTTCTATTTGGCGTTTTATTCGGTGAGATCCTGGTGTAAGACACCAGCGGACTATTGGTAAACATAGTTGTCTCCTTTCCGGTCAGAGTGTTGTAGTACGCTTGTCCATAGGAAGCTCTCTTTGCTCTCACAGCCTCACTCTGGTCAGCAGGCCGTTCAAACTTGAGAAGAACCTCGTCAGATGCTTCGCGTACCATTGTGGAAGTTTTCAGCACAGAAAGAACAGCCGGATATCCCTCACGAAGCTCCTTCATGAAGAACTTAAGCTGCATTTCCGCATCACCGATGGAGGTACCGCAAGTCTTAGCAAACGCCAACAGCGCCGCCTTCCTTGTCGAGTAAGTCCATTGGCAAAGGCCGTAGCCGGCTTTATCAAAAGCAAAATTACGATAACTGCCGTTATCCACAGCCTTGGTATAAGAAGCGTCAGTATAGCCCAGCTTCTTTTCATAGGAGTTTTGCAGGTTCCGACTGTTCAGCCCGCTCTCTGCAAACATATTTCCCATAGCGCCGGCAGCACCAGCATCGCTGAGTCCCTGACTTTTCAGAAAGGCAAAAATCTGCCGTTCTGTCATGGTGTTACCCCCTTGTATTCCACTGCTTCCGTCGGGCAGCGTTCAGCGCTTTATACTGCGCGGCAACCTCCGCTCTCGAAAGCTTCTGAGGCGGCGACCCCTCCACATTACACACATTGATAAGGGTCAGCAGTCGGTTCAGATGCCATTTCTGGCACTCAAACGGGATGCCGTAGGAGATCATCCAATAATAAATGACCTCTGCCGTGACGATTTTACGGCTTCCACCCTTTTTCTTTACATTGGAGATGGTCGTGGCGGTCATCGGAGCGTCAATGTACTCCGTGACCGTCTTCAAATTTGATGGAGTGATCGCTTTATACACATTCGGGTCGACATTCTGTGTCAGTGTCATGCACCGGATGTAGTCGATCGTCTCTTCTATGGTCATCGCCTTGCGGGACAAGTAAGGCTTGTGCCATTTGGCTTCCCATTTTGAAAGAGAGACCAGCGAATGCTCCAACTGGAGCGTCTGCTCCTTGGTGTTGATAAAGTTTCCGACCCCGTCAAACAATTCGGTAGCCGGCACTGTGATCTTCAGCATCGCCGGTCCTCATTATCATCAGTTTTCAGGAACAGCGGGAGCTTCGGCACTCTGATCGGCCGGGGCTGCCTTTTCCGTCTTGGGAGGAACGATGCCGTTTACGAACTCGCTCGCAGCCTTAGCGTCGGTTGCCAGCTCCATGAACAGGTTGCTGTATGCCTCGGTCTGAGCGAAGGCATCGCGGACTTCCTGGTTCTTGATGAATCGACGGCCATCCGGAGACTTCTCACCGTAAGCGCGCAGAATGATGTCCTTGAAGGTCTCAATGATGACCTTGCCATTCTGCGCGGCAACGATGCGGTTGATCATTTCGACCAGGCCTCCCTCAACAGAGACCTCCAGTTCAGTCACCTCAGCCTGCGTCAGGTTGAAGTAAAAATCCTCCTTGCGAGTGGTACCGTTATAGTCGGTATAAGCGATGGTTTTCTTAAGCATGATACTTTCTCCTTTCAAAAATTAAAGAAAGCGGAGCCCTCGGTGAAGAGAGCTCCGCTTTAGAAGTTCTTGTACCGTGGATTAGCCGGCAGCCTTCAGCAGCTCGATGACCTTCTCGGGCATCGGAAGCGTGGGTTCGGTGGCCTGGTCGCCATCGGTGCCGTACAGCATCTCCTCCAGCTTCGCGAGCTTGGCCTTGTCGGTCTTGGTGGAGTCGATGACCAGATGCGCGGTCGGCTTGAAATTGGGAACATCCACAGGCGTGGTGCTGATCTCCCAGCTCATGGTAGCAGCCTCGGGGCTGTCGTTCACGGTCTGGTTGTTCTTCTCAGAGGGAGAAGCCTGCGCACCGTACAC